GTTTTTTCTGCCTATCCCTCTCCGACACAGTCGGTAATCCACCAAGACAGTCCATTTACAGCCAGACCAGTCGCGAATTAACCCGATGCCAGCCAAACGATCCAAACCGCTACGAGGGGCAACTAAACCGAGGCTTCAGTCGATACCGCTTAAAGGCTCTAACAAGCTGCAAGACGTAAAAGACTTGTGCGAGATTATCCAGATGCCGCTTTTGCCTTGGCAGGAGTACGTTCTAAAGGACATGCTAAGCGTGGATAAGAAGGGCATGTGGATTCGCAAGACAAACCTGCTACTTATCGCTCGACAGAACGGAAAGACCCATTTAGCTCGTATGCTGATCTTGGCTCACCTGCTTAAGTGGGATAGTAAAAACGTCCTCATCATGTCCTCTAATCGAAGCATGGCTCTGGACACTTTTAGACAAGTCGCACAAGTATTGGAGAACAATGACCACCTCAAGGGATTCGTTAAGCAGATCAGGTACGCCAACGGCACAGAGTCTATTGAGATGCTGGACGGAAGAAGGCTGGACGTTGTTGCGGCAACTAGAGATGGCTCTCGCGGCAGAACAGCAGACTTTCTCTTCATCGACGAGCTCCGAGAGATTAACGAAGAAGGATTTCGAGCGGCTATCCCTACAACTAGAGCGCGTCCAAACGCTCAGACGCTTCTTACCTCTAATGCAGGAGACGCTTTCTCGGTAGTCCTTAATGGCATGAGAGAAAGGGCGTTAGAGAACCCGCCTAAGAGCTTTGGATTCTATGAGTACTCGGCTCCCCAATATTGCAAGATTACAGATCGTGTTGGTTGGGCTCAAGCCAATCCAGCACTTGGATACACGATAAGCGAGGAAGCCCTTGAAGAAGCAGTTGCGACAAGCCCTATTGAAAATACTAGAACAGAGTTGCTTTGCCAATGGATCGATTCTTTGCAAAGCCCGTGGGCTCATGGAATCCTTGAGGAGACGAGCGACTCAACACTCACGATTCCTGTGGGCGGTTATACTGTCTTTGCATTTGATGTCAGTCCGTCTCGCCGTAATGCAAGTCTGGTTGCTGGACAGATACTCCCAGATGGTCGCATTGGAGTTGGAATCTTACAGACGTGGGAGTCACAAGTAAGCGTCGATGATCTAAAGATTGCGGTGGACATCAAGGCATGGGCTGACCAGTATCGCCCGCGCCAAATCTGCTACGACAAGTACACAGCCCAGTCAATCGCAGACAAGCTCTCAAACGCTGGTCAGATTACCCAAGACATTTCTGGCGCATCGTTCTATCAGGCATGCGGAGACCTTAACGACAGTCTTAACTCAAAGAGACTTGTCCACGCTGGGCAGGAGAACTGGATTCAGCAGATGAATAATTGCGCAGCCAAGGTTAATGACTCGGCATGGCGCATTGTTAAACGCAAGAGCGCAGGAGATGTCTCTGGAGCGATTGCAACCGCGATGGTTGTTCACATGCTTTACAAACCACAACAGGTAGCGGCTATATACACAGAATAATCTACATATAGTGTATAATTGCCTTCTATGGGTCTCTTTTCGCGTAAGCCACAGATATTAGAAGCGCAGCTTGCGCCACAGGTCATGGGCGAGAATCTGCCCTCACTTTACAACGCGATTCAGCTTCGAGTTTCTCGCAAAGATGCGATGTCTGTGCCATCAGTAGCCAGAGCCCGCAACCTAATCTGTGGAACAGTCGCAGGAATCCCACTTGAGTATTACAACAAGCGCACAGGCGAAAAGATTGCCGCGCCTCGCTGGGTTAATCAACTAGCAAAGAATCAACCATCATTTATCACTATCTGCTGGATCGTAGATTCACTCTTGTTTTACGGAGTCTCTTATCTTCGTGTTACAGAGCGTTATCAGGAAGATGGACGCCCTGCGGCGTTCGAGTGGATTGCCAACGCCCGCGTTACATTCACAACTGACCTAGAAGGAATCATGGTCACCCAGTATTACGTTGATGCTGCACCTATCTCCATGAACGACATCGTAACTATTCAGGGATTTGATGAGGGCGTTTTAGAGCGCGCTGGTCAGACTATTAACTCGGCTATTCAGCTCAACAAGTCTGCATCTATCGCATCTGCTACACCAATGGCATCAGGCATCTTAAAAAACACAGGCGCAGACTTACCACCTGCCGAGGTCTCTGGACTTCTTGCAGCTTGGAAGCGCAGCCGCAATAACAACTCAACTGCGTACCTGACTAGCACTCTTGAGTTCCAGCCAACACAGTTCTCACCTAAAGAAATGATGATGGTGGAAGGAATCCAAAACCTTTCAACTGAAATCGCTCGCGCTATGAACGTACCTGCCTACATGCTCAGTTCTGAAATGAACCAGAGCATGACGTACTCCAACATTCAAGATGAGCGCAAGCAATTCTTCGCTCTAAGCATCGAGCCTTACATTCAGGCTATTCAGACTCGTCTATCTATGGATGACATCTCTACAGCAGGACACGAAGTCCGCTTTGCAGTCTTTGACACCTTCCTCAAGCAAGACCCAATCAAAGAACTTGAAGTAATTGAGAAGATGATAACTCTAGGGCTGATTACAACTGAACAGGCTATGGAAATGACAGATCTAACACCTAACGGAAGTGAGGGGCTCTAATGGAGACTCTATACATCGAAGCCGCCTCGATTGAGTGCAGCGAAGAGCGTCGCGAAATTAGCGGCAAAATCGTACCTATGGGAACTGGCGAAATCGGCAACACTAATCTTGGTGGAGTCGTATTCGAGGCTGGTTCTATTGAGATTGACGATCCATCAAAGATTAAGTTGCTATCACAGCACGACATGAAGAAACCAGTAGGACGCATGGTTACAGCCACAGTTCGTCCAGACGGCATCTACGCAACCTTCAAGTTGTCACGTTCCACAGGTGGCAACGATGCACTTGTCATGGCACAGGAAGGACTCGTTTCCGGACTTTCAATCGGTGCAGAAATTATTGCATCAGCACCATCACGCGCTGGACACACAGTAGTCACAGCAGCCAAGTTAAAAGAAGTTTCTTTAGTAACAGAGCCAGCCTTTAAGTCTGCTCAAGTGCTAGAGATCGCAGCAGAGGAAGTCATCCCTGCTGAAGAAACCAAACCAACAGAAAGCGAGCCAGTCGTGGAAGATACCACACAGGTAGAAGCTCCAGCAGTTGAAGCAGCGGCAGAAGAAGCGGCTCGCCCAACAGTTGCAGCATCACATTACACCAAGGAGCGTACAGCGCCGATTACATCAGCACAGTACCTCGAAGCATCTATTAAGGCAGCACTCGGAGACGATGATGCCCGCCGCACAGTTCGTGCAGCAGATGATTCAACATCAACTAACACAGGTCTTACACTCCCACAGCACCTAAACCAGTTCGTTACAGATACATTCTCTGGACGTCCAGTATTCGATGCTGTAACACGCAACGCACTTATTGACAGCGGAATGTCATTCACAGTCCCTCGACTTTATACCAATGCTGCATCACCAGATACAGCACCATCAGTTGCAGATGTAAACGAAGGCGCAACAGTTACAGATGTCGGAATGACTTCTGCTTACGACACAGTAAATATCAACAAGTTCGCAGGGCTAAATCGCATTAGCTGGGAACTCATTGACCGATCTTCGCCCTCCTTTATGGAACTTTTGATGGCGGAGTTGCGCAAGGCGTACGAGAAGGCAACTGATACAGCAGTTTTGACCGAGCTAATTTCAGCAGGTACAACTGCAACAGGTGTTGCTGCAACAGCAGCAGGACTTCAGTCATTCATCTCTGTAGAAGGCGCAGCCGCATACAAGGGAACTGGTGGCGATTTTGCTAACAAGCTCGTAGCGAATACCGACCAATGGGCGGCAATTACTGGCTATGCAGATTCAACTGGACGCGCATTGTATTCAGCACAGGGTTCAACAATGAACGCTTCAGGCACAGCAGTCGCATCATCAGTACGCGGCAACGTTCTCGGAACTGACCTCATTGTTGATCACAACATCGCAGCATCAGGTGTCATTGACAACTCTGCTTTCCTTATCGCACCATCTAGCGTATATGTCTGGGAATCACCTGTGACAAACCTACGCCTTCAGGTGCTAACCACAGGCGAACTAGAAATCGCACTTTACGGATACCTCGCAGTTTACGTTGCGAAGTCTGGTAAGGGCGTTCGTAAGTTCAACCTCTCCTAAGTAACACCCTAAGTCGCTTGGCGGGTTACCAGAGCCCTTGTAGCCCGCCAAGTCTTTAGAAAGGATAACAATGAGCATCACAACAGTCGCAGAGCTTCGTACCGCCCTAGGTATCGGAACTCTCTATACTGATGCAGTTTTGCAATCAGTCTGCGATGCTGCTGATAATGTCTTGTTGCCTTTTCTATGGACTAACACGACTCCGATTATCGGACACAGCAACACAGCCACAACAGGCACTTCTTATTTTAACGACTATGTACAAGACGTGTTCTACGTTGGTGAGACAGTCAATATCACAGGCTGCGGATCAAAGCACAATGGCAATAAGACCATTACTGGCGTTGGTGAGAAAGAGATTACTTACGCCATCACAGGCAATAACAACACCCCTGCGCCTTTCCACCCAGTCAATCCATACGGCACTCTTTCAGCCGAGACCTATGTAGATTACACAACCATCCCAGCAATCCAAGAGGCTAGCCTCATGATTAGCGTGGCAATCTGGCAAGCACGTCAAGCACCAACAGGACAAGGCGTATCTATTGACGGCTACGCACCAAGCCCTTACACCATGTCTAACCAGCTCATGGCTCGCGTTCGTGGCTTACTTGCGCCTTATCTAAGCCCAAACTCTATGGTGGGCTGATGCCAGCGATAACCACCCTTCGCAGCACGATAGCGGCTGCATTAACTGACAATACAAAATGGTCAGTCTTTTCATTTCCACCAGCCACACCCATCGCCAATAGCCTTATTTTGAGCCCTAGCGATCCGTATATCGTTCCTAGTAATAATGACTACACAGCCATCGCGCCATTAGCAAACTTTACTATTACTATCCTTGTGCCATTACTGGACAATCAAGGAAACCTCGCAGGAATTGAGGACGATGTAGTACGCCTCTTTCAGCTGCTCGAAGCATCGAGCATTGTGTTCAACGTAGGCAGCGTGTCCAGCCCTAAAGTGCTGAACCTACCTACTGGAGACTTACTGGCTTGCGATGTCGCAATCAGTACCCTAACGGAATGGAGCTAGTCATGAGCGACTGGGAAAAGGAGCGAGACGCTTTTCTTGCGAAAATCGGACAAACTCCAGAAGTAAAAGCAGCACCAAAACCAACTACCAAGAAAGATGAGGAATAACTGAAATGGCAGTATTTCTAAACAATGGCGTAGTTCTAACTGTCAATGCAGTAGATCTCTCAGACCACGTAACAGCAGTAACACTTAACCGCACCTTCGATGAACTCGAAGTGACAGCGATGGGCGATTCAGGACACAAGTTTGTCAAGGGTCTTGAGGCTTCATCACTTACTATCGACTTCCTTAACGACACAGCAACAAGCGAAGTCTTACAGACTCTCGCTGCTGCATACGGCACAAACGTAACAGTCACACTCAAGCAGACATCTGCTGCTACATCAGCAACAAACCCACTTTACACAATGACTTGCCTAGTCAATAACCTCACCGATATTAACGGCGCAGTTGGAGACCTTGGCACACAATCTGTAACTTGGAACGTCTCTGGTACAGTAGCAATCACAACAGCGTAAGAAGGAGAAAAGGGCTATGGCAAAACTCAAAGTAACAAGGGCTGACGGACAAGTGCAGGAGTTTGAGATAACTCCACTCTTGGAGTACAGCTTTGAGCAATACGCCAAGAAGGGCTTTCACAAAGCCTTGATTGAAGATCAGAAGCAGTCAGACGTGTACTGGCTCTGCTGGGAAGCAATTAGACGTTCGGGTGAAACAGTCAAACCCTTTGGGGAACAGTTTCTCGAGACTCTCAAGTCAGTTGAGGTTCTAGAGTCTGACCCTTTAGGTTAGATCGGAACTCCCTCACCTATCTCGCGGCTAGATTAAGTTACGAGTATGGAGTTCCGTTCAACACCATCGTGGAACTTTCTCCGATGGCTTTCAAGGCTCATGTACAGGTATTAAAAGACATAGCAAAGGAGCGAAGCGATGCCAGTAGAACTCGACAACGCCGTAGCTCTTAGCAAAGCCCTCAAGCAATATGCGCCAGAGTTAGCCAAAGAAACCCAGAAAGAAATTGCTGGACATCTTCGCAAGGTGGTTAATCAGGCTAGAGGATTCGTCCCTAGCGATTCGCCTTTAAGCGGCTGGGGCAACGCAGTAGGAGTCTGGGAGTATAGAGCCTTTAACGCTGGACTTATTAAGAAAGGCTTGGGCTATTCCACAACGCCTACCAAGCCAAACAGACGAGGCTTTAGAAGCCTTGCCACTATCTTTAACAAGTCCGCTTCTGGTGCTATTTACGAGACCGCAGGGCGTAAGAACCCACAGGGATTACCACCAGCCCAGCGAGTTAAGAAGTACCGCAACGGCAAGTTCATAACAGAATGGCAGATGGACAAGACAGTCAATAAATCTGCTAACCCCAATGCAGGACGGCAGTTCATTAACGCACTACCGCCATTGGTTGATTCACAGCAATCCAACAGCGCAGGTCGCAGAACTCGCAAGACCAAGGGTCGCTTACTATTTAGAGCATGGGCTAACGATCAAGGCAAGACAACTGCCGCAGTTGTGAAGGCTATCCAAGCCTCTAACGAAAAGGTTGTAAAGAAGTCTAACGCCAGAGGCGAAATAGCATTTAGAGCAAGGAGAGCTGACTAATGGCTGGAATGACAGACCTAGCAATCCGCATCGCCACTACAATGGATGCGACTGGCTTAAACAAAGCAGAGAAGTCAGTCAAGGGCTTAGACAAGACAATTAAGAAGCTAGGGCGCACCCTTGGCGTTACCCTTGGTGCATCTGCTATGGCAGCTTATGGCAAGGCAGCAGTTAAAGCCTTCGCAGAAGATGAAGCAGCAGCTCGCAGACTATCCAGCGCGGTCGATAACCTAGGACTTTCATTTAGTAAGGTGCAGGTTGCTTCCTTTATTGCTGGGCTAGAACAAAGCGCGGCAATATCAGATGATGTACTACGTCCAGCCTTTCAGTCTTTACTTAACATCACAGGATCATTAACCAAGTCTCAAGAGCTGCTTAACAATGCTATCCAGATTAGCCGCGCCACAGGAGTAGATTTAGCCACAGTCACCACAGACCTAGGCAAAGGCTATGTAGGCATCACACGCGGGCTTATCAAGTACAACACAGGGCTTACCCGCGCAGAATTACAAACCAAGAGCTTTAATGAGATTCTTGGCATCATGCTGGCTAAGTCTGCTGGCGCAGCGCAGGATTACCTCACTACTACTTCATATAAATTAGATGTGTTGCGTGTCTCATCAGAGAACGCTAAAGAGTCAATTGGTAAGGGTCTAGTCGATGCCTTTGCAGTCCTTGGTGGTGGATCACAGGCTAGTGATGCACAGAAGACTATTGAGAATATCGCCAAGGGCATCAACGCGATTACTATGGCTACAGCCCAAGCCATTAGCGGCTTAACCAAGTTATACAAAGGTCTTGATTTCCTCACTTCCTTTGGTGGTTTAACTGGTGGCGATGGCTTACTAGCCAGAACTTTTGACCGCACCCCTACAGTTTCTCGCGGACGTTCAGCTTCTCCAGCAGGCACAGCAATCCGCACACGCCAGCAGCGCGAAGCAGAGGCGGCAGCCGCTAAGCGAGCCAAGGAAGTTGCAGCCCTAACTAAGAAGCAGGTTGCATCTACAAAGGCTCTGACATCCGAGCAGAAGAAGCAGAACAGCCTTAAAAAGTCTGCCTCAATCTTTGACTTAGAACAAGTTCAACTTGTAGCAGCTCTTAAGGGCAAACTTACTCAAGAGGAAACAATGCGCGTACAGGCGCAGCTTGCAATCCTTAACGGCAACGAAGCAGTAGCCAGAGACCTCACTAACCAGATTCTTAAAGCGCAGGATGCTTCCGGAAACCTTGCTAGATTCCTAACCGCCTTGCCTAACGCTCGCAACCCATTCGAGTATCTCGATGCCTACCTGTCTTACTTGGCTGGCAAAGCAGCCGCCATTATGACGAATGCGCCAGTACCTACATCGCCACAAGGCAATACAAGTGTTCCAACGCCACCAGCGACAAACGTATCTGCCTACCCTTCAGATGGCATGATTTCCTATAACCAGATGACTGGCTTAAGTTACAACCCTAACGCTGGCAGCACAGTTGTGGTGAACGTTGCAGGATCAGTTATATCCGAGCAAGACCTAACCGAGACTATTGCCCGCAACCTACAGAACAGTTCTCTATCTTCTGGCAAGGTGGCACAACTAGAGCGTTACTCTGGATTCTTCTTATGAGCCTACCCGCACAGATAGCAGTCAGTTTCGACTTCTCTGGCGGGGCGACCTTCGGGTCAGGCTTTGTCATTGGTTCACCAGATAACGGAGTCATCGGGGTCAATTCCTTTGGCTCATCTGATGTCATCATCCCTACAGTTGATTTAACGCCAGACGTGTACAGCATTTCTATCAGGCGTGGTCGTAACGTCATGAAAGACACCTATGACGCTGGCACAGCCATTGTCCGAGTCCTTGACCCGCTAGGGTATTTCAACCCACAGAACCCAGCCAGCCCGTACTTTGGCTATCTTGTGCCACTTCGTAAGCTGCGTATCTCTGCCACCACACCAACGGCAGAACACTTCCTATTCTCTGGCTATGTCAATGACTATCGCTACACCTTCCCTGTAGGTCAGGAGACTGCCTATGTGGACATTATGTGCACCGATGGCTTCCGTCTCTTGCAGATGTCTAACGTAGGTACTATCCCAGACACAGCAGCAGGGCAGGACACAGGCACACGCATTAACAAGATTCTGGACAATGTGAGCTTCCCTGCATCTATGCGCTCAATCTCTACAGGAGTCTCAACCTGCGTGGCTGATCCTGCGACCAACCGCTCTACCCTAGATGCGATTAAGAATGCAGAGTTCTCTGAAGGGCTTGGTGCGTTTTACATGAGCGCAGACGGCACAGCCGTATATCTCAACCGCACAGAGGTTACATCTAGCCTTGGTGAGCCTTCTATCGCCTTTAACCAGACCACAGGGATTCCTTACCGCAACGTCAAATATGCCTTTGATGACAAGCTCATCATTAACGATGTCAAGTTCAACCGCGTAGGCGGCACAGCTCAACTGGTTTATAGCCAGTCCTCGATTGACAAATATTTCCCACACAGCTTGACCCAAGAGAACCTTGTGGCACAGACAGATGACATCGTGCTAGGCATCGCCCAGAACTACGTCAATACCCGCAAGGAGACCACGATCCGTAT